CCAGAGAGGCTTTTTCTCACGATATCTGGCAAGCTGCTTCTCACTTCCTGCCTGCATGGCAATGTATACTCCCGGTGTATCTATTCCATCCTGGTTCAGTCCTTCTGCAATTTTATACATAGATTTTCCAGACAGGAACTCTTTGAAAATGCGTTTTACAATCTGACTGGCAAACTCATCCACAACCAACTTATGCTTGTCCTCTGGACTTTTCACATAGCCATAAGGAGCATAGGTAGCTATGTACTTACCATTGCCACGCTTTGTATCAAGTGTCAATGATACTTTGGAAGACTGCTCCTCGCTGAAGAAATCATACAGGATTCCCTTAAATGCAACATCAATCTCACCGATACCACCCACATAATCTGCGCTGTCATAATTATCATTTATGGCAATAAATCGCACACCCATAAAAGGAAATATTTGTTCAATATACTTTCCCTGCTCGATATGATCTCTGGAAAATCTGGAGAAATCCTTTACAATGACGCATGAAATCTGCTTTCTTTTCACCAGTTCCAACATCCTCTGCATATCCGGGCGGTCCATATTTTTACCCGAATAGCCATCATCCACAAACTCCATCACACTCATTTTGCGAAGTTCCTTATTTTTATTGATAAATCCACGGATAAAAGCACGCTGATTGGTAATACTGTTGCTCTCATCTTTTACAAATTCATCTTCCTTTGACAATCTCAAATATATCGCTATATGCTCCATTCTAAATCTCCTCTCCGTCTGCCATCCTGGCATACTCATCTTTAAAATTCAGGTTAATTACCAGCCTCTTATCCGGATACAGGTAAATACTGTCGACCAGAATTTTAAGCATATTTTTATCCAGTGTGACCTCACTTTGAAAACGATAAATTGCTTTCAGCCACTGTATCTTCTTCTCACAGAATCTCTTCACACGCCTGCGGTTTGCCTCTTCATCCGATATCTGTCCGCGAAGTCTTATTATGGCATCAGCATTTTTCTCCTGCCTGCACTTGAAATCAGCCTTGGTAATCTCACCGGTAACATAAGACTGATACTCTTTGCTTTCTTCGTAATTCTTCCTGTCAATCTGCTTCTGAATCTTCTGAATCCGCATGTCATGATTTTTCAGTTCCCTGTCCATCACGCCTCGCATGGAAGCCTCCGTCCTGGCACTGTTGGTCAGTACTGCAATTTGAGTTGTAAGCAGGTTATGCACCACCTTTATAAGATCCTGCTCCATGATGGTACAGCCACACTGTTTCCCACCAAAATCATAATTGTATCTGCAGGAATAAAAATACTGCCGCTCCAACACTCCATCCTTCTCCAAGATTCTGGAAGCTAAAGGAATTCTTCTGCCACAATTTCCACAGAATAAAATTCCTGCAAAAATATCCTCTTTTATCGGCAGATTCTTTCCCCTGTCAGAGGTAAAAATGCTTTCTTCCACCTTCTTATCCATAACAGCTCTTACCTTGTTAAACAGTTCCTTATCGACAATCGCTTCATGAGTATTTTCAACCACAATCCAATCGTTTTCATCCGTAGCATGCCTTGCCTCATTATCATACAGACTGGTACGCCTTTTCCCCTGTACCATGTTCCCAATATAAGCCTGATTTTTCAGGATGTTGGAAATCGTGCCGGGATACCATGCCTTTGCCTCTGCACCTTCCTCCGCATAGAGATTTCCTGTTTTCAGATAATCTCCCGGTAAAGCAATGCGATACTCCTGAAGTGCTTTCGCAATCTCCCTAAGCGTCACTCCGTCTGCTGCCAGTTCAAAAATCTGACGTACAACTGCCGCAGCGTCCCTGTCTACCACATACTTGCGAAGTGCATCCCCGCTATCCACCTTATAACCATATGGTGCATTGCTTCCGGTAAATTTGCCTCTTTCCATATCAAGCCTGCGACTGACTGAAACACGCTTTGAAATATCCTTGGCATACATATCATTCACCAGATTTTTCAATGCAATTTCCAGTGCCTTATTCTGGTTATATTCTGCCTCTGTGTCAAAATGATCACTCACCGATATAAAACGTACCCCAAGAAACGGGAATATCGTCTCAATATAGTTGCTGGCTTCGATATAATCCCTGCCAAAACGGGACATATCTTTCACAATAATGCAACTGATTTTCCCCTCTCTAACATCATCCATCATCTGCCCGAATGCAGGTCTGTCAAAACTGGTTCCCGACACTGCACTGTCAACATACTCATGGTATTCTGCAAATTCAGCCTTATCCCTGATAAATTCTCTTAAAATACTCAGCTGATTGGCTATGGATTCCGAAGGTCTTGATTTCAGTTCTACCGACAATCTGGCATAAAGTGCAACGCGAAAGGATTTTCTCTGCTTTGTAGGTACATCATCTGTTACCTGTTCTGGTATCTGAACTGCATTAAATCTGTTCTTCGTTCTCGCCATTTACACCGCCTCCTTAAGTTCAAGCACTGGCAAACCATCTACCATGGTGTACACAGGCTCCGCGTCCTTCTCCTTTGCGGCATCAAACAATCCGGCAACCTTTTCCATCTCCTGGCGATACTTGAACACAATTTCCACCCTGAAATCATCATAAATCAGAATCCTGTCAATAAATGAAACCAGTGCCACACGATCTAGATTCCCAATCACCAGACCTTCACGAAACTGCTCCAAGTCCTTTGCCACGGCAATTCCATTTTCATATATATCGCGGATAATTGCCTCCTGCTCCCTGATTGCCTGTTCAAGATCCCTCTCTTTTGCCGAAAACTCCTCGCGGTACCTTGTAAACTGCTCTTTGCTGATAATCTCATCACGCAAATCCTGATAGAGGGAAGCCTTAAATGCAGAGCATTTTGTAAGCTCCTGCTTCAGGGCAACAATCTCTTTATCATGGGCAACGGCCTCATCATAATTCACATTCAGCTCATCCAGATGCGCCAGTACCTTTTCACAGTCGCACATACTATTGATATATCCCTGTAATTCTCCCAGTACAATCTGATTCAGGTCCTCCTCACGGATGCAGTGACGACTGCAGGCATCTTTCCCATTTCGGTTATAATTAGAACAGATATAGTTAATATATTCCCTGCCCTTGTATGACTCCTTACGATGAACCATGCTGCTGCCACAATCACCACAATATAAAATACCCGCATACATATATGATTCGTTTTTTCCAACAGCTGCTATGGTATCCCGGCTCATCAGAATCTGTACTGCATCAAAATCCATCCTGCTGATAATTGCTTCATGTGCATTCTCTACCACCACCCAGTCACATTCCGGTACTGCTATTTCCTTTTTAACCTTGTGACTGACAGTTGTTCGTTTTCCCTGTGCCAATGTTCCGATATACACCACATTCTTAAGAATTCTGGATACTGTCTGGGCAGACCATTTAGACTGTCCTGCACCTTTAAAACTGGTACTGTATTTTTCTCCACATTTTGCCTTATATTCCGATGGTGCAAGCACGCCATTCTTGTTAAGAATCTTTGCAATTCCTGACGCACTCATTCCCGAAAGTTTCTTTGCAAATATTCCCTGCACCACACCAGCTGCATAAGGATCCGGCACCAGATGATTCTTATTATCCTCTGCCTTTTGATAACCATATGGTGCAAATGCACCGATAAACAGCCCATTTCTTCTCAAAATGCCCTGACTGGTACGAACCTTCATGGACGTATCACCGTTGTACTGCTCATTCAGCAGGTTCTTAAAAGGAATGATCGTATGCGTCTCACTGCTACTGGCAGTCAGGCTGTCGTACCCTTCCGATACTGCAATAAAACGCACGTTATATTTCTTAAAAGTTTTCTGTATCAACTCATCCGCACCAATACGCTCCCTGGCAAGTCGGGATAAATCTTTTACAATAATGCAGTCAAGATTCCCCGCCTTCATGGATGTCATCATCCTCTGAAACTCCGGTCTGTCAAAATTACTTCCGCTGTAACCATCATCAATAAAAATATCCACCAGCTTCAAATCATCATGAGCATCTATAAATCCCTCCAGCAAAAGCTTCTGGTTGGAAATACTGTTACTTT